GACCAGATCGGACGCTGATACGCCTGTTGCCAGCCGCGATGTGATTCAGGAAGGTGCATTGCCACTCATCAGGGCTGGTGTTCAAGACTTCCTTCACGAACAGCACAGGATGATTCTTGTAGCGCGTGACGAACTGCACGAACGGGTTAGCCGCTAACTCATTCAGCTTCTTCTGGTGCGCGTTGTCCAGCCTCTCCTGAACTTCAGGATGCAGCTTGATCTTCTTGTCAGTTGATTCTGTTGTCATGCAGGTATTGTTTCAGATTTTTCTTCAAAATTTTTTCTTGGGGCTGTGGGAGGTGTGGTGGGGGGAGGTGGGGGGTATTTAATTCATGTTGTGGCTTTGAGCGGCGTGGCTGTCGGCTTGGTGCAGATTTCTTTTAATTCATAACTGTGGGGCTGCCATTGTCAGCCCGCCCCGCCCCGAAACGCTGACGGGGGGGTCGCGGCGCAAAACGAGTACCGAAGCACTCACCCGTTTGATACAACATTCATTATGTTAAGTTTCATCGTGGTTATCCACAGGTCATACAGGCTTTTCGTTGCTTGAGCGCAACACTTGCCATGCGTCTGTGGATAACCTGAACAACTTACGCCTTGTCATCTGTGGATACTTGCTCCACGACCTCGATGTGGCGAAGCGCATCCAGCCTCATGCCAGACAGGTTCACTTGCACGCTTGGCTGCTTGCTCTGCGCGTAGGCTTGCGGATTCCAGCGTTCCGCGACCCATTGGCGCGTTTGCACGCGCAGACGGGCTTTGTTGACCTCCTCGATGTCGGTTTCGTCAGCGATCTCAATCGTCTCTGCCACGAGGTGATCTGCGGCTTTCGCGCGCGCGCGATATAGGAATCCCTCTTGCTCTGGACGATCAAGCCATTCGTGAAGCGCTTTTTTTCCGATTCCAAGCTGATAGCAAATCTTTGCTTCGCTAGCTCCAGCCTCAAATAAAGCCTGAATCTGCTCCTTCGGCAACGAGTCCAATAACGCCATGTCTGCGTGTTTCTTTTTCTGTCCAGCCATTTAAACGCTCTCCAATCAATTTTTATACAACGATGCTACCTGCATATCAAAAGCGTATCAAAACGCCTCTAACGCCCGATTAGACGCCTTCCTGACCATTTTAGAAGTGTCAAACACCTTCTTCATCGGTTCACCTTCCAATTCATCCGATTTCATGTCATCGAGTCCTGTCTCGCCAGCATTGGGAAACTTCACAGGGTCTTTGTCGAGTCTGACGAGGTTCGCAGTTGGGTGCAAGGCTTTGATTTTCATGGTTTCTTTGATGACGGGTGACTCCATGATGACCTCAAGCTCCTGCATCGTCCAGATGTGACGGTTCAAGACATCGGGTCTGAACTGCTGGTACATCTCGGCATCGTGCTGAGTCTCGACAACGACCATGACCGACCCGTCTTGCATCTGCAACTCGCAAGCCTTGATCTCTGGCACAGGCTGAACGCCGTGTGCCTCAGCCCAACGGTCCAACGCTGCGTAGGCATTCTTCATCCCTTGAATGGCTTTCTCGAACCTGATCTCATCTCGCTTGACCTGTGCATCGAAGATTCGTTCCGACTGTTTCCAGAACTTGATGCGGAACTCGGAATCCACCAACTCGATGACTCGGTTAATACCCCACCGTTTCTCGTGGTTATTCTTCACGATCTTGAGGTCAATCAACCCTGACCGCATGACTGCCTCAAACGGGTCAATCGGGAAACTTGGTTGCTCGATCTTTTTCAACGCTTTGCTCAGTTTCTTTTGCATTTTTGCTACCTTTCTGTTTTCTTACAAAATCATCCACTTTTGACCGTCACATCGTCAACTTATGGGTGCGGTATATAGACCCGCACCCCATAAGTGGACGGTTTTGTCGGCTACATATGGAGTCCCCATTTGTACCTGTATGTAGACGACTTGTAGACGATTATTTGATTGGAATGACCTTCCCAAAGTCACCATCTTTTTGCTCGTTATCTTCAAAAACAGCCCAACACCAATCGCCATGAACATCAAGTTTCTTAGCGTTTGTAAGTTGCGTCTTGACGCGCCAGAACAATTTTCTGAATACTTCAGCATCAACATCATTGCCCATGCTTGCTCTGAATTCCAAGCGCCATTGCTCAATTTTTATGCACTTATTGCGCTTTCCATCGACCTGTTCCATCGTCCCGAACTTCTTGATGGCAGCGTGCAGCGCCTTCAGACCAAGCTGATTGTTGTGTCCTAGCCCTGCTCTATTTGGTGGCGTTGCCTGCTTTCTCTGCTGATTGACATCCATTTCCCCGTCCAATTCCAATGCCAAGCTAGTCACAGATTCAAAGCCTAGAGCGCTTGTTCCAATGTCAACTGTGACCATTTGGAAGCCCATGCGCTGCCCGTCCTCGCCGTCCTTTTGCTTGCTGATGTGCAGGATTCCTTTTGGCGCGTCCTCGATTCTTATGATCTCAAGCTCGGTGTCCACAGCGCCTAATAGACTGCTGTGACCTCGCAGACCCTTCGTTGCGTCCTTACCTGCGTGATGCACGACTAGAAGCGCCGAGTCGTAACGCTGCTGGATTGCCCCTGCTGCCGTGATGAATGCTCCCATGTCCTCTGAAGCGTTCTCATTGCCACCGCCAAAGGCTCTGGCTAATGTGTCGATCACGATTAACTGGAACTGGATCCCTTGGATAGCTTGCAGCTCGTCAATGGCTTGCGCGAGGTCTTGAATGTCCTGCTGACTTGATCTCAGGTTGACTTGTCTTCTGAGGAAATAGACAGGCGCTCCTTGTGGCGTGTCGTGGTGCACCTTTAATGCCTTGATACGCGCCCCGATACCGCCGTGACCTTCCCCTGCGATGTACAGGACCGCGCCTTGCTGCTTGACTTCCTTTCCTAAGAATGGTCTGGTCGTGGCGATGCACTCTGCAATGTCCAGCGCGACAAAAGACTTGAAGCTGGCTGGTGGCGCGTAAAGAGCCACAAATGCTTTCTTTGGGATAACGCCTTCGATCAGCCAATCGACAGGCTCGTCCTTGATGTCATCCCACGCTTCGATCTGGAAGCCTTGTCTTTGCGTTTGAATGGCTGATGTTTCAGTCGTCAAGGATTCCTTGTCAACTGTCTCTTTTTTCTCTGTTTCCACGAATCGTGCAGGAATCGTGACCTCATCTTCTGTTGTCACTTTGACTGCGTACTGCTTGACTAGGTCTTGCAGCTTGTTCTTTGTGCCGCCGTACTTGTGGACATACTCGAATGCGTCTTCCTTGTGCTCGAGCTCGAGGTCAAGGGTCCTGATTGACTTGGCAATGGTCTTGATTGCTTTGGTGGCTTTCTTCGCGTACTCCCAACCAACTTTGTCGCAGTCTGGGACGATGACGATGTTCAGGTTCACGAAGTATTGAATTGCGTCCTCTGGAAAGCTGCCAGCACCTGCGTGCGTGGTTGTGGCTGTCATGCCTATTGACGAGAGAGCGTCCGCTGCCTTCTCGCCTTCTGTCAAGAACACGACCTTGTTCAGCTCTCTGGCTTCTTCTAACGCTGGCAGGTTGTACGGGACGATGTTCGCTCCGAGCATCGTTGTGTGTCTTCTGCCTTCGTTGTCAACCTTGAGCAACTTGTAAGTCTTACCCTTGTGGTCATTGGTCTTGTAACGCTGCTTGATGAACTGCGTCACACCGTCCTCGTCCGTGTAGTGCCACTCCTGCTCTAAGGTTGTCTGTATCGGCTTCAGGCTGCTCAGAGGTTCAGGTCTTGGTTCAAGGTCGGGTAAGAGTCCAAAGTTCTTAATGGCTTCAAAGACATCGTGCTGCTCACACCCACCGTGGCACTTGAACAGAGGCTTGCCGTCCTCACCGTCAGAGATAGACAGGCTTGGATTCTTGTCACCATTGCCTTGCCCGTGTGTAGGTAGTGGGCAACTGGCTAACCAGCCTTGCCCTGTTCTCTTTGCGTTGCCAAGCGCCTTTGCTATTTGTTCGGCTTGCATTGTGTTTCTTTCTTTATGTTTTGCTTAAGATGCGCCATGCTGTTGCAGCGCAGAGTGGCACTTGTGCATTTCCAATGGCTTTAAGTCTGTCCACCCGATTTGGAATCCCATCAGCCATTCTGCAAACTCTGGGTGTGGGGTATAACCCAGAGCGTCTATGAGACTCCATCCTGTATTCGCTCCACGGTTTTTCTTCTGTTGCGGTGTCTCTGGTGAACCTCTTGTCGCATCGCAAGTGTTTGGTGTTGGCCACAATCCAAATTCTTTCTCTTTTGTGTGGCGCTCCAACATCTGAAGCTCCCAACACTCCCCATCGCGCATCAAACCCCATCGAGGCCAAGTCTGCGAGAACTCTTCCAAGTCCCCTAGAAGTGAGCATTGGTGAGTTCTCCACGAATACGAATCTGGGTCGAACTTCACGAATGACGCGCGCCATTTCTCGCCACATCCCTGATCGCTCTCCTTCGATTCCTGCGCCTTTTCCTGCTGTGCTGATGTCTTGGCATGGAAACCCGCCAGATACGACATCAACAATTCCTCGCCACGGTCTGCCGTCAAAGGTTTGTATGTCATCCCAGATTGGGAAAGTTTCGAGAAGTCCGTCATTTTGTCTGGCGCACAATACGCTTGCTGGATATGGTTCCCATTCAACAGCGCAGACTGTTCGCCATCCGAGAAGTTTTCCCCCAAGTATTCCTCCACCAGCGCCTGCGAATAAAGCCAACTCATTCATGTTTCTCCAATTCTTCTAATTCCTGCAATCGCTGCTCCAATTCGTAGACCCTTTGAGCCAACGCAATCAGCAGCAGCGTCCAAAATTCTTGTGTGTTTTCCATAGAGGAAAAAAAAGCGGGACAGCGTGATGCTGCCCCGCCTTCTCTCGCTGTTACTGAGGTGGCTGATCTTTTGGCTCGTCCTTGGTGACGAACTCATAAATAGATTCAGCGATTGCTTTAACAGCATCGAGTGATGTGCCTTGTGGCACAGAGCGCAAAGCTAATGCGATAGCTTCAAAACGAATTTGCATTGTGTTCATGTGTGTGATTCCTTAAAACATTTCGTCATCATCAACAGCTTTTGCAGCGGCTGTCTTGGGTGCTGCGGCTTGCTTCATGCCACCGAACTCACCAGACGATGTGAAGCTAGGTTCTTCTTCGGCATCCATGCCAGCGGGACGCTCAACCCACGACACCACATTGAAGTTAGGGATGCGTGTTGAGCCTTTGCCGATCTTCTCCAGCTTGCTGCCTGTGTACTCAATGACAGGCAACTTGCCAGCGTTTGCTTCACGCTGCGCGGCTGCTGCGTTGTAGAGGGCTTCTAAGCCCATGTTAGGACCTGTACCGTTGGATGACCATTCAACAGTTCCGAGTTCCTTGTTGTAGAACTTCACCATGAAGCCACGCTTGTGATCTGGTGAAGGCTGCGGACCTTTCTTGCCAAGACCTGCATCTGGTTGCCAATCACGCACACCTTCACCGAGGTGCAGCCAACCTGTTTGCACATTGTCAATGTCAAACACGACCTTCTTGAGTTGGATTTCTTCTTTTGCGTTATTGAGCCAAGCGTTTGCAGATGGCATGAAGCGGATGTA